CAGGATCAGCTCGCATGATCTCTGTTGGTAGTTGCACGAAGCCATCGCTATCGGCAGCTACTTTGTAATTCGGTTCGGAGTTGAAGTTCCAGCCCAATGACTGAACATCTCTTGAAACTTCATTGAGTACGGTTTCAGCAGTCTCAGCATCCACTAGTCCTGATGAAAGGGTGTTCACTGGTGCTTCACCTATGGTGGAAAGCATAGAGTTTACTGCACTCAGTATTGTTGTTGGAGTTGTCATATTTACCTCAATGAAAAAATAAAGAAAACACCCCCCGAAGGAGGTGTTCTCAAAGGAGTTACAATTATACGATTGCGATTGCAGACTTACCGCGTAGAACATTGTGTCCCATCGCGTACTTAGCAACCATCAACGTACCTTGACGCTCGATTTGATATTCAGACTCAACGCCTAGGTCTAGCAACTTAACAGTCGCAGCAGCGTCTTTAGTGAAGATCAAGCCTTTCAAGTTAGCGTTGTTCTGGCTATAATCAGTAGCGTTAACCTGAGTTGAATTGCCGTCATCGTCCTCAGTACCGAAAGTAGAACCTGAGTTCTCACCGATCTGAGTAGGAGTGCTTTGAGCAGCCGTTGGTAGGTGGTTAGACATCAATATTTTACAGCCCATGATGCTTGGAGCGTTACCTAGAGCAACACTACCGTTACCGCCTACGTCTTGGTTCATTGCAGTGTTAACCATGAAGCCAGAAGAAGCTCCAGTTGCACCGAACAATGAGTAGTAAGTTTCTGGAGTTACAACTACATACTTCTCACCAGTTACATTAGCTTCATCAAACTTCTGTAGAGATGCAATAACAGCGTCTACAAAGTTCTGACCAGTATCGCCAGCAGCGGTTACAGTACCGTTAGTACCAGTCCAGTAACCAGCTAGATCGCCACCAGAAGTAGTCTGAGAAGCTTTATAGATAGTTGAGAAGATGTTTTTGTCAGCAGCGTTTGCTAGAGCATTACCCATTTCAGCACTGTAAGTAGAACGTACTTCATAGTGGCGCATTGCTTCGTCAATCGAAGGTACGAATGCGCTAGACACTAGCAAGTCATCTACAGTTACAGTTACTTCGTTGTGATCTACAGTGTCACCAAGAATGGTTTGACCAGCTTGATGGTAGTCAGCACCGATAGTTCCGATTGATGGGAACTGTGCAGATTTACCGTTTGAGATTGTGCGAACTCTGTGAAGAGGCATCGCAATATTTTTTTCCTCGAAGCTCGTAAGAACTTCCCCGCTGAACTGCTTAAGGAAAATTTCACGAGGATCGCCTGATTGTCCTACGCGACCTGATCGTGCTACAGCGTTAGTGTCGGTTGCTACACCGTTAGCTACGCCTGTTGGATTAGTCCATGCCATAATACTTTACCTTTTGTTAAATGTTTAAATGAATGTTTAATATATTAGTCACTTAACACTTAAATCTTTCGCTTAGATTGTCCTCGCAAGGGTCAAAGGTAATTAATTCTGTGTTTCGTTACTGTTAAAAAAGCCCTCCGAAGAGGGCATAAAGAGACTATTGTATGTTGCTGCGTCCTAACTTGTCCGCAACAGACTGACGGTATGCTGGATCACGAGCGTATCGTGGGTCTCTCATAGCTGTGGTCACTTCTGCCCATGAGCTATAATTACCGCCTGTCGAGGATGCAGATTGTCCAGCGATAAGTGCTGGGTCAGTTCCTTCGACAGCTTGATACTTTGATTGTAATCCCGACACAGCCAGCTTGACCATATCTAAGTCTCCTGAGTCTACAGCTTTATCGTAAGCAGCGATTTCAGATTCACTGAGGTTCTCGCTTGCCCATTCGATCATTTCACCGTAGGCTTCTGCTCCTCCAACTATATTGTGGACGGAGCTTTGGTAATCGTTGTTAAGAGCCTCTTGACCCTTGATCCAACTATTTACCAAATCTTGAGGAAAACCAGCATCAGCTAACTTAGCGTAAGCATCTTCTGATAACTCCCCTTGTTCGTTGTATTCTTGTTGTAGTGAATTGAAGTCCACACCAGCAGCCTCAACCGCTTGTTGTACTTCACTACCACTTGGTATTTCTTCTGTTGTTTCTTCTTGGGTGGATTCAGATTTTGGTTCTTCCTCTTTCTGACCCCCTCCCAATTTTTTCTCCAAATTTTGATATGCACTTGCCATATCTTCTGGAGTCTTAAACTTTTCTGGCAACCACTCAGGGCGTTCATCGCCTTGGTTGTTTGCTTCTATCTGTTCACCTTTAGCGACCATCGCATCTACTTGTTCTTGTGGTTCGCTTTGTTCAACGTGTGTATTAATCGTATCTGTCATATTAGTCTCTTTGTTTAGTTTTTCGTTTGCCTTTCTTAGATAAATCCCAGTGTGGGTTTCTTAAAGCAGGGTTAGCTTTTGGTAATTCTTCACTAACAATTTGTCGATGTTCAGCGTTCATAGGATCAACAAAACCGCCCTGCACTAACTCCATGAAGGCACGGTTGTCCATTCCTACTGTATAATTCTTTTTATTTGTACGCACACCATTTACAACAACCCTCTCAGTTCTTCTCGACTGTTTAATAACTGCTCTTAAATTGTCAGCAGAGGGGTCAGCGTTATATGCTAACATTGCTTTTGCTTGTGATTTGTAAGTATCACCAGTGTTATATCTTGCACTAAGTAGTGTAAACTGTTGCTGCGCTCCTAAAGAGTCAAAGCCTTTATCTCCTAAAACTTTTCGATAATAAGACTCACCATCCATAAAAAGCTCTCTACCTTTATCAAGATATGCTTTCATAGGTAAAGGTTTACCATCGTTGGCTTTAATAGCATCAGCTTCCCACTGTTTATATTCTGGAATTGTTAAATTAATACCATAAGCTGACGTTAGAATACCTTGGCTATCTATATGTTGCTCATTGCCTTCTAACTCACCTATGTTGGCATCAAAGAAGCTTTCCACTTTTCTTCGCTTTGTTGCTCTTTCATAATCTAAAGCAGCAGTGGTTAGAGCCTTGGACATACCTATTCCTCCATTGCTTGTTGCTGCATCGCATCTGATGCGCCTTTAATAGCAGGGGCTACGCCCTTCTCTGCCATTTGCATCATCTGTTGTTGCTGCATCATTTCCTGTTGCTGCTGTGCCTCTTGCATCTTCTGCTCTTCTGACTTAACAAGTCCTTGAGTGTCGATACCAAGAGAAGCACCAAGGCGGTCTAAGTAATCACTAATGTTTAATTCAGAAGCGATAACCTCGTTACCTAATGGTTGGAGCATTTGTAGGAACTGGCTTAGTTTGTTTAAGTCTTGACCGCGACCAAGAGCTTCGAGACCAGTTACGATTTGTGGTTTAAGTGTATCTTTAGGGAACTTAGGCATCTTCCCTTCTTTCTGCATCTTAGCAAGTAGAAGGTTAACGAGAGGAACTTGGAACTCTTGTGATAGTACAGAGTAGATACCACCAAGAGCAGTCTCTAGTTCTTGTGCCATGTAGCGTACTTCTTCTGCTGTCACTCTTTCAGCATTACGCTGAACAGAGCTATTAAGAAGGAACGAGTAAGCTAGACGTTCTGAGATAGTGTTCATTGTTTCTTGTGCTACGCGGAAGTCGTTAAACTTCTGTGCCTGTAGCGTGGTAACATCTTCAGCAGCACCAGAGATGATTGCACCGTTGGGCGCATCAGCAATGCTACGTGCTTTAGTTGTACCGTTAGGTCTGACCATGAATAGAAGTTTAGCACTAGCTGCACTACCTTCTACAATAGCACCTGTTAAAGACTCTAAAGATTTTAAATCCCCATGTACTTCTTCTACAAAAGATCGACCATAGTCACTACCATCGATAGCAATAAAACGTAGAGCCATCCAAGGTAGTTTATCTTCGGTGTACGTGCCTTTAGTGCTAGGGATAATCATGTCGTGTACTTCTTGATGCACAACGAACTTTTTACCTTCGCGTCTAATACAAGTGTATAGGTCACACTCTTTGTTATCTTTAATATCTATGTTTACATCAGGGTTCTCATACAATGCGTCTAGCACATTCTTAGGTAACGCCTCGTAAGCTATAGACTCTTTTACAATAATTTTAAGTAGGTTGCCCATCGTGTCGCGTTGTACAACATAGCGATCAAGTCTAAACACTTTCATCCCACTCTTAGGTGGCATGTGTACTAAGACGTTACCGCTTACAATAAGCTGCTTTAGTGCTTCAAAAGTTGGAACACGTATGGCTTTTGATTCTACTTCTTGTGTCGCGCTTCGTTCTATACGAGCTAATGCTTCCTCTGCTTTACCTCTAGCATCCCCGCCTAGTTCCGTTAGATCAAAGTCATCGATAGTTAAACGGAAGAAGGATTGGTTGGGAGGTAGCAA